GATTTACGCATAGGGGGCGAAGAATCAACTCTAACATAGACCATAAACTCAGATTTCCAAGGATTGGAAAAAACTGGTTTAACAAAGTCAATAAAACCATAGGCCTTATACAACTCATATAGATGCTCAATGACTTTCCAATCAATTTGTTTAATGGTAAATAAACATTGAGTAACCATAGGTCTGTGTTTGATGGCTCTTGCAATCATTCCATTTCCGACTAACATATCTGTTTCAACAGAATGTCTTCCAACAAAGTCAACATCATCATGCATCAAGTCAAAAGGCTGATAGACCTTATACTTGTTAACATCACACCTGACGATCTTAATATCGTCGTCAGGAGCGATGTAAGGACAAAAAGGTCTTACACCGTCAGCACTTGGCAATAATGACACACATGTAATATCTTTACAATATTTAGCTAAAGACGCAGCACAAGCTCCAGGATGGGATCCTAGATCTAATACATTGTTAAACTTAATGTTAAAGAAATTAATGGCAAACTCCATACGAGCTGCATGGAATCCGTAACATCTGGTTGGTTGCGCATAAGGTGACATCTTCCTAATAGCCGATCTATAACGTTTCTTAGTCATCTCAGATAGTTTAATCAAAATATCTTCAGAAAAATTAACAGCTGTTTCATAAGGAAAACAGTCGTCAGAAGATAAAGATTTGTCAAATCTGACAAAATTTGGAAGCTGTGGCCAAGACACCTTCAACGACGAAGGGATCGGAACGCCATAAAGCTCCTCAATCATAGACATAGATGGAATTATAGGAAACTTATTAGGAATCAAAGAATAATCAAAATTTCTCCAAGGATGTTTTTTACGCATCTGTGGAGTAACTTCGACCCAATGGAGATCGTAATGTTTCTTAAATCTAGCTAATAAATCATAACACACCTTTCTAACATTGCTATTAAAAGGGTTATCTAACAGATGACCAATAACACGCTCGGAGGCAATGACAACATCTGGTCTTTCACGTCTTCTAGGATCCATTTCTTCTGGCATGATTAATCTAGAATGAGTTTCAACACTATCGCGAAACACATAATAATTACCAGAGCGGTAATGTATGTGCTTGGATAAGAAATCAACTTCACCAATATATCTAGCCGAATGGATCACTTTAACGAGCATACCAAATCTGGCATATTCCTCAACGATAGTCTCATCTTTAATGTGATCTGGTACCAACAAAAAATTATCGTCACCATACAACACATGTTTAACAAAACCAATACGTTTCATGATACATCTAAAAATAAAT